GGTGTTGTACGAGAACGCCCCGTACCACTGGCCGCCACGCATAAAGAACTCCGCGGAGACGTTGCGCCGGCCCTGTTCGTCGGCAATGCACGGGCGGGGGAAGACAAGGGGCAGGATCACTTTCTGGAACAGCGCGGGGATGCGAACACCATCGCCTTCGACTTTGATTTGCCGCCCCTTATCGCCACAGACCGGGATGATCAGATTCGTGGCGGCCTTACATTTGCGGTTGCGCTGGTACTTGGCGATCAGACTTTTCGAGACAACGCTAGGAATTTCGGGATAGAATTTACTACTGGCCTCGCCGCGGTTGTGGAGCATCCGCTTGACACATGGGGCGACGTCCAGCAGGAGGCTGTCAAGGCGATGCGCAAGCGTATCGGGAATCTTGATTTTGACTGTGCAAGCCACTGTGTTTATCACTTGGCCGTGCACGTCGTGTTTTGTACGAAGTTTCGCAGGCATACACTCACTTCGGAGAAGCGAGACTTTATCAAGTCCATTATCGAACAGATCGCCGGTAATTACAAGGCCGAAATCCTTGATTACAACGGAGAACAGGACCATATCCACATGCTGGTACGGTACCCTCCCACCGTAGTACTCAGTGACTTTATCGGCGCGCTTAAAAGCAAGAGCGCCTCCTCCGTTCTGGACCGCTTCGGCTCCGTCTATTACGGCAAACATGCGCGCACCTTTTGGTCCAGCGGGTTCTTCCTGTGCTCCGTTGGCGGAGCCACTCTCGAAACTCTCAAAGCGTACATTGAAAACCAGGGTCGCCCAGGCGGCCACGCCGCTAACCCACCGTCAACGTGAGGGATTGCGCGTCGTAATTTATTCATAAAAGATCGCGACATTCATCCCCGTCCCGCATGTGCTCGCGCCGTGCGCCGCCGTCGTGCTGGCGACGTAGATAGCCGTGCTGAAGGAAAGGGGAAACGGCAGCGTGTAGTTATTGCCGCCCGTGCTGGTGGCGCTCGCCGGAACCAAGACATCCAGGAGTTCCGTCGTTGTCCCGAGCGTCACGCTGGAAGTGTTGAAAAACTGAAGGTAGCAGGCGGTTGTATTGGGATTTCCAATCGCCCATCCGTACAAATTGCCCGCCGTGGCCTTGATCGATGCCGCTGTAGTGTTGGCCGTTAGGTTTCCTATCGAGATACCGACCGCTGGAGAGGTCGTCGGGCCAACCGATTCGACCGGGAGGATAACAGATTTAAAGCTGACAATTGCCGCTGCCCATGGGCGCGAAGTGCCCAGCGTAACGGCTGAGTTTACGGAAGTGCTGACCGGCAAATAGGCGCTGCCGCTGAGAAAGGAGAACAGGCCGCTCGCGGTACCTGCGCTGTTGACGCTGTAGTCGGTGTTGAACCCAGGCGTGACAGCGCCAAAGGTGGACGTGCCGGTTCCCACGCTCACCGCGACCACGGCAAATTCATTGGGCACGAGCGTTCCGACAGGACCGGAGAGCACGGCGGTGCCGGTCGCGATTGCGCCATTGGTTTGATCCACGGCGATGATGGCCGCCTGAACCGTGCCCCCCGCTATATTTGTTGCGGTAATAAAGCCGTTAAATTCATAGATCGCGCATGCCGCCGAAGTCGCGGAGCTTGGGGCGATCGTTACTGTGTTAGCGCCGGCTTTTACATTGACCGCGATAAAGATCTGGCTTGAAAAGGCCGTGCTGTTGGGCTCGTTCAGCGCTAAGGCATATGTATTGCTGTTGGAGTCTGTGACCGTCGCAGTGGTGCCGTTTCCAATTCCGCAGCTAGCGACAATGCTGTTGCCGAGCGTGTTGACATTTTTAAAGACCGGCTGGATATTGGCGGCGCTGCTGGTGCTGACAGCGCTGGCGCTCTGAACCAAAATCGGTACGGTTACATTCGGCGTGCTGATAACTCCCACGGCGGACGGGGATGCCGATCCAGCGGTGGCTGTAGCCGTTACCGTAACGGTGCCGGCGCTATAGGAAGAGATTGGCGCGCGAAGCAATTGGGCCCCGGATATATTAATCAGCCAAAGCGTCGGATTCGTACCCTGATTGATGACCGAAGTAGAAAGGGTGGCGCTGACCCCCACCTGCTGGCCGAATACCTGGAAATAGTTCGCGCCGTCCTGTGAAACTTGGAAGGTGACCGCGGTGCCGCCCGTACAGGCGACCGTGCAGTTTACGGTAACGAGCGCCGTGCTAAGTCCCTGAACGGCGAGAGCGGTGCCGTTGCCGTTCGCCACTGCGGCGGATTGAAGCGTGCCGGTTACCGAGGTCCAATTGGATCCTACGCCGGACGATTGTGCCCAGCACCCGGAAGCGGCCAGGAGAATGAGGAATGCTCGTTTCATCTAATTTGCCCTCGTAACATACACATCTCCGTCCCAGGTCGCCGTGCCGGTCGCGCACGCCGTAACCAGCGTGGGCGTATAAGTCACGTTGCCACTTACAACATGGATGGGCTGCACGCCGCTGATGAAGCTATTAGTTCCTTGGGAAGAAGCCAGCGTCATGCCTCCGGTCTGAAGCGTCCGGCTGCTATTCCCGGCCCAGGCGAATGCCAGGGCAAGCTGTCCCGTCCCGGTCGTGCAAGCGGTGTGCATGTCCAAGTTGAAATGAATTTCATAATCTCCGGCGCCGGGAGCTGTCGCCAGAGTCACCAGGGAAGTGGCGCTGCTATTGGTCAGCACGCTTTGCCATCCAATAATCGGGATTCCCATTCCCACGACGGCGATACTATTCAGCGTCGCGCCGCTCAGCGTCATGGTTGGATTGGTACCGAATACCGCCGCGCCTGTGCCAGTCTCGTCGCTGATAAGTCCCCGTAGTTGGGCTGAGGTGGTAGACGCAAATTGCGACAATGGACTTCCGGTTACGCCGCACGTGGCGCAAGCGATAGTGCCGGACGTGGTGAACGTGCCGCCGGTAATCGGCCCGGTGGTCGCAACGCTGGTTACGGTGCCCGCTGCCGAAGGAGATGTCCAACTTGGTGCGCCCGCGGCGGTCTCTTGGAGATAGTTTGTGCCGGAATTATTCCCCGCCACCAGAGCCCACGCGGTACAGGCGCTCGCGCTGTAAGCCGAGCAATAAAGGATATCTCCGACTCTCGTGCCAGCCGGCAATAAACTGATCAGCGCCGCCGCTGCAGTGATTGCATTCGTTCCGCCGTTGGCGATCGCCACCGTGCCGGTGACGTTCGCGGCGGTTCCGGTGGTATTCGCATTCAGCAGCCCGAGTGTGCCGCCGCCGGAGGGGAGTGTCCAGGTGCTCGACGATGGAATAGCGAACGTCGGATTGAACGCGCCGGTCGTTGTCAAATTTCCGGAAAGCGAAACCGTCTTGCCGCCAATGGCGCCAACCGTCATTGCCAGGGAGCCCGCGGAGTTTGTTGCATCACCGGTATGCGCAGGCTCCTGTGCCGCCGCCAGGGTGCCGCTGACGTCGGACGCCAACGCCACCAGAGAACTCGTGCAGACTTGCGTTGATCCGGCGAAATGGCACAATCCCACGCCAGGCGATGACGCGGTAACCGCGTTCGCCGCCACGACGCCCGAATCGGCGGGAATGTTGGAAGCGCCGAAAGATACGAGATGCCCGTTGGTTCCGGTAAATGCTGTGCCGTTGATCTTGGCCGTTGTAGCCGCGCACGATCCGGCGGTGGTGGTCGTATCGCCCGTCAAGGCCGGTAGTTGACCGCACGCCAGGGTGCCGCTGTTCACTTCGGTCGCTGCAATGCTCTTACCCGTGAGCGTTTGCGTTCCGGCGAGATTGACCAGGGTATCCGTGGCCGCCGGGATGCTCACGGTGACCGTTCCGAGTGCCCCGGTGACGGGTTCCAGAGTGAGCAGGCCGCTCGTCGCATTGCCCATAGTCAGAGACCCGAGCGTGCCCGCCGCGCCCAACGTAGGCGTAGCGGTCCAGGATGAGGCGCTGCCGCTGGTGGCGTTCGGGATGGTTCCGGCCGCCGAACTGGTGGCGTTCGTGCCGCCGTTGGCGATCGCCACCGTGCCGGTGACGTTCGCCGCTGTCCCGGTGGTGTTCGCATTCAGGAGCCCGAGCGTGCCGCCGCCACTTGGGAATGTCCAGGTCGATGAAGAGGGAATCGCAAATATGGGATTGAAGGCACCGGTCGTTGTCAAACTTCCGCTTAGCGACACCGTTTTGCCGCCGATGGCCCCGACGGTTGTGGCAAGACTGCCGGCTGTATTCGTCACATCCCCGGTGAGCGCTGGCATCTGAGCGGCCTGCAAGGTCCCGGTTACCCCAGTGGACAAGGGGAGGCCGGTAAGATTCGTAGCCGTGCCGCTCGATGGCGTGCCCAACGCGCCACCATTGACCAGTAAAGTAGCCGCGCTAGGTATACTCGTGCCGTTGACGGACGTTAGGCTGGCTAGCGTGGTCACCGCGGGGCCGACCGTTAGATTGCCGAAATAGTTTGTCCCGTCGGAGATTACGAAAGCCTGCGTGGGCGCCGCTGCAGAAGATGCCGGAAGCGTCACGCTGGCGGTTCCTCCGTTGACGTTCTGGCCCGACCGTGCGATGGTCACCACTCCCGAGCCGTAGTTGAGAATGGTGATATACTGCCCCGCCGGTGGCTGAGCGCCACTCGCCACCAACGTGATAGTGAATGTCCCACTGGCAACCAGGATGGTCTTCAGATTGGTGAAATCTCCTGCTAGGACCTGGTACGTAGCGATCTGCGGATTGGTGGCGTAGGTGGCCGTGGCGCCTCCGCCAAACGCCACGCTGTTGGCCTTCGTGCAAATGATCGCGTTGCTGCCCGAAGTGGTGCAATCGCCGCTGATCTCCGATGCGGCGGGAGTCGTACTGTCGCGCAGAATGCCCGTCCCGGCACTCGTGGAATTCAAGCCGCCCAGCGAACGAGGCACGGCGCCAGACAGGCTGGCGCTCGGATAACCGGTAGCGTTCGTCAGCGTGCCGCTCGATGGCGTTCCCAAAGCCCCGCCGGTATACAGCAGCGTCTGGGACGCGGGGATGGTCGTGCCATTCACGCTGGTGCTGCTCGATAGCGCGGCGGCAATGTTTCCCGCCGGCAGCACGCCGGTAACGATACTGGAGCCGCCTGCAAGATTGATCGCTCCGAAGGCCGGATTAGCCGATGATCCTTGAGAGATCAGCGCTACGCCGCTCGTGGCGCTTGGCGCTATTCCGGTGACCGTCGAGGAACTGGCAAATACGCCTATTTGGTATTGTGCCGGGGAACCGCTGCTGCTTAGATTTCCGCCGCCGCTGGGACACGCCTGAAACGAAGGCGTGGTTGTCGCATAGCTGGATGCGCCGGACATGAAGCATTGCGCGTTGGCCGTCGGCGTGATCCAGGACGGATTAGTGGCTCCCGATCCGAGGACGCTATAACCTGTCGAAGCGAGCCGCGCGGCTGCGCCGGAAGCCCCGCCGAGGAATAAATCGCCGGCGGTTGTCAGTGGATAATTCGTCAAACTGGCAATTGCCGGCACGTAAGCGGCGACCAGGGCGGAGGCGTTCCACACACCGCTCCCGGTCACCGTGCCGTTGATGACCGGCGCCGTGAGAGTTTTGTTTGCTAGGGCGATGGTGGTGTTCTGCCCGATAAACGTATCGGCAGCGGAATCTGGTATCGTCCATGTGCACGGTGCGTGAGCGCAGGTCGTATTGATAAGGGCATCATACGTTCCGTAGCTGCCATTGGGATATAAATACAGGGCAAGAAAGGGATTGGCCGCGGTTCCAATCGAAAGCGTTGTGGCGGCCCCAATGGACGCATTTACTTGCGGTGATACCAGATTGCTCAGCGCGGTGTTGGCTCCCGAGCTTGCGACCACGGCCTGCCATGTGCCCGGAGTGCCCGTCGTGATGCAGTCATACAAAGCGCCATTACTGAGGTTCGTGTATAAATCTTTTCCCGCCGTGCAATTCAGTCCGCTGGGAGCGCCGAATCCCGTTTGCTGCGCCACTTTGCTGTTCATTTCCGCCGCCGCAATGCTTGATCCGGAAGCCGAGGGAGCATATTGGGCCATTGCCACACTACAGCCAATCAAGAGAAATAGAATGAGGGGCTTCATTTTGTGAGCTTCGATGCGCTGTCAATCGCGCGTTATACGGCATGATTGAGTGAGGCTTGGCGGTCGGTTGGATTCCGCTGGTAGAGATGGGTTACGCTGTTAGTGGAAATGGGAAGGAATGCGCTTCGATCTTGACGAGATTCGCATCGAGGGAGACCCGGACACCGGAAAGGTAATTTATGGCTTTCGGGAACGTCGATGTCACGGTGTTTCCCGAGGATGCCCGACGAATAGCCTTGGCGCTGATGGGGCAGGCTGATCGTGCCGAGAACGGTCCGGCGTCACCCATCTCTACGCAAAAAGCCGAATGACACCGAAGCGCTCAAAAGCCATGCCGGATTAGCGAGCGCCTGAACGCGACGAAGCCCCAAAATACTTATCCGTAAGAGGTGATTCCAATACCTTCAAAGATTGGGTTGTTGGTCGGCATCTCATCGAACCATACTGGCGTGAAGTCAGCCATCACCCACAAGTCGTCTATTTGCAGAAAATTAGTACTGGTCCCTTGCATCGCGCCGCCCTGGCACGAGTTCAATTGCGCGACGGTCGGCAATGTTGCCGGGTAAAATTCGGTGTAGGCGGTCGCGGTGGTAAGTCCCAGGCCACCCGACGATTGATTCACGCCGTTGAACCTCATGAGTAACGTCTGATTGGTGCCGCCAGCCGAAGCCAGATTGCCCACGGCCCCGACCTTGACGGCATTGATCGTATCGATCGGTCCGATGCCGCCGGGGGTAAACGCGGCGATCAACATGCTCTGGTTCTGGTTGGCGGCCGTCGCTACCGCATACTGCGTGGCGTTGTATGGAGTGTTCGACCAGACTACATAGATAAAGCCGCCGACCTCGGTCCAGGCGGTATAGGTAGGCGCGCCGGAGGTTCCCTGACGCGCGAGGCAACGGCCGTCGCCCGGATATTGATCGTTGCGAATGAGAACGTCGTCCACGAGCGAAAACATATTGGACCCGGCCCCGACGGTCCAATTATCGGCGTTCGTGACGGCCGTGCCGTTCGAGCAGGACGCCTGCACCGCCCCGCCCACGCGAACTTCCATAATTGCGTTAGCGCCGGTCCCTGTCACGAATTTGCACTCGATCAGATACCAGACGTTATAGGCGAGGATCATGGTGCCCGGGGACATCGTGCCGCCGGCGGCCAGCGCCTGCAATTGACCCAGAACGCTCAGCGTGATTCGGCCTAGCAGCGTTTCGGTGGAATCGCGAACCTGGACGAGCGAGAGTGCGGACGGGGAAGGTACGGCGCTAATATTCAACCAAAAGCGTAAATAGGAAGCAGGGGCGTTCAAACCCGTGGTGAACGTGATTCCAGACGACATGCTCAACCCGTTGATCAGATAGCTATAAACGCCGGGAGCATGCACATTGATGCCGGCGTACGCCGATACCGATCCCGTAGTAGCGGCGAGCTCGGAAAGATCACCGGTCTCCGCGCCTGCAAAATAGTTAACTCCCATAAAAGGCTATTTGTGTTCGGGGCTTCGATGCGGGTCAGTCGCGCGTCACACGGGGTGGCTGCGCGGCGGCGTGCGGTCGGTGGAGTTCTTACGTAGAGATAGGGTACACTGAGCTTAATTGGGAGAGCCCGTTAAACCTCAGCCGGGGAGGATGCCCGGTAGCCATGTGTTTAGGCAGCAACGAGAGAAGTCGATGAAGAGGCAAACGAGATCAGTGCAAATTACCGGCACAACGCCGGCGGGCTCTCCACCTCTCTACGCAAGAAGCTGACTGACACCCAGCCGCGCCGCGTAACTGAGAAGCAGAACGCATCGAAGCCACAAAAGGCTATTCAGAGTATTGGTAGCCCCCTGTTATATTTCACCTCAACAATCAAATCATCGTACCTTGTTCGTTTTCCTTCTGCATGTTCCAATTGAGCTTCCATTGGAATACAGGCTATGATTGGATCGCACTGCGGGCGTCCGCACGTGAGCCGTCCGCACTTCTGACAGAAGACGCGCGGGTGCGCGGCATTCCCCATGACCTTGCGGGCGTCGGATAGATGGCCAGATGCCGCAAGCAAAAAGTGCCCACCGCAATGCGGACATTTTTGGAGGCTGCCGCATTGAATGCCATCCATCAGGATGGCGCTGTGCTCGGTCATGCTCGATCCCCGAAGCCAACGGGTTTCGCCGGCCCGGCTATAACGTCTTTCGGTAGATAGGGTAGTTTCTCTTTCGGATACACTTTCGCGAAATCCTGGAGATAGCATTCGCGGCACAGGTCTCCGAAGATCGCCCGCATCCCAGGCACGCCGTTAACGGCCCCCGGATGATAGTGTTGGGAAGCCCCGCGATACATGCGTTTGCCGGCGAACGGCTGGTGGCAGCCGTCGCAGCAGCCCGGTTTATGTGGGCGGCAGGTATCGCACCATTCCACACCCTCGGGTTTGTTGTCGTCGATTCTGGCCAATTGTGTTCTCCTTATCCTGCCGCCGCCCGGCGCGCCCTGGGGCGAGCGGCAAGCTCTTCTCTGTGGGCTTCGCGATATTTGAGCAACGCGGCGGCTCGCTTCTCACGGTTCTCGGGCGTATCGCGGCGCGCTTTGTTCCGCTGGTACGAGGCCGCCTTCATCGCCTTGACCTTGTCGGGATTCGCTTCGTTCCACGCGCGCTTGGTTTCGCGGGCATGTTCGGGATGTGCGGCGCGCCACGCGCGATACTGCGCTGTTCCCTGTCCCGGATTCTCGGCCCGATGCTTGCGTTTGTATTCAGCGACCTGATCCGCATGATCCAGTTTCCATTGCGCGGACCGCGCGTTTACAAGCTCGCGATTTGCTTCTCGGAATTTACGGGAGTCTTCTTTAGACCGGTCAGGGTTACGGGCACGCCATGCCTTTAGCACCTCGATTTTACTTACCGCGCGCTCGGCCTCCGTCATGGGAGTCGGCAGCGTGCGTAACTGCTCGCGATGGGCTCGCACCTCGACGGACGTGCGGCGCCCGCCCGCGAGTTTCCGCGCATTGCAGGAGCGGCAGGCGACCACCATGAATTGCGGGTCGTTGATGGGTTTCAAGTGCTCGATGGTGATGGCTGCGCCTTCGACCGGTCTGTCGCACCAATAGCATTTCCCTTCGGCGGCGGCGACGATGTTCCGATAATCCTCCGCGGTGATCGCGCCTGGATAACGATGGCGCATGTGTCCGATCAGACTTTTGATTCGGGAGAGTTCTCGCTGGGCCGCTGTCGATGCCGCGAAGCGTCGCTCGCGGTTCTGTCGATTGCGCAACCGTGCCTGTTCAGATTGGGGATTGAGCCCCATCGTGCGTCTCGTCGCATTGCAGGAAAGGCAGGCGATTGCCAAATCTTCAATGGCATTCGTTGGACGCACATGTTCCAGCGTGAGATCTCGCCCTTGGAGATTCGTTTTTCCACACCAGCAGCAAGTACGCTGGCTTTTGTCGATCAGTGTTTCGAATTGATCGAGCGTCAATACTCCTGGGTATCGCTGATTGGCATTATTGACGCGCTTCAGTAATAAAATCCGATCCCATTTTTCCTTCTGCCGCTCGCGCGATTGAGCCAGCGCTTGTTCGCGATTTTGTTCGTAGTATTCATGCCGTTGGGCGGCGACGCGATCTTTGTTCTCTTCGCGCCACCGCCGCATGTGTTCAGCATATTCTGGGTGCTCCGCTCGATATTTCCTCATCCGCTCTGCACTGGTCATGCTTCAACAGTAGCGGTTTGCCCGTAACTTGTCAAGCCTATTCTCCAAAAACAGCCGCCACCAGTTCGACCACACCGCTCCCTCCTATTGCCACGCAGGAGACACCCCATCCGTTCGAAGCGGTTGCCGGCGCGATGATTTCCTCGCCGGGCGCTGCCACCCAACGAAATGTGGCGCGCTGGTTGTGCGCTATGTCCAGTAAGCTGACGGTGGGGGAATAGGTCGGGGTGACGGAGCTGATTTTTCCGCAGATCGAAGTCGCGGCGGGATCGCCAGAATCGAACGCGGTCGGCGTTACGGCCGTGGTGGTGCCGGCGGCGGTCGAACGCAACACTTGCCATTCCGACGCATTGTCAGCGGGGGTCGCGGCGCTCGAAATGATCAGATCGAGCAGGTAGGGGCGCACCGCAGTAGTCGCGGTTACGAGGATAGCCGTCGAGGTGGCGGCGGTGGTGTTGCCGGTAATGCTTCCGGAGAAGCCGTACTTCCTTCCATTTTGTGCCATTGAGAAACTCCTTGAGTGTGTGAATTGGTTTAGTACAAAGACTGTTGTTTGTGAGCTTCGCGGCGTTCTGTCGCTCGCGATCACTGATGACTGAGCGAGACCTATGCTGTCAGTCGGCTTTTTGCGTAGAGATGGGTTGCACTGCGGGCAATGCTGGCGATTCTACTTTCTGCGTGGATTGGACCGTAGTTGTCGAGATGCTTCCCGGCGGAACAGGTACGCCGTCTTCCAATCTCAAATAGGTGTACAGCGCGCTCAGCAGGCCCGTTGCGGTATTCGAGATGAAGAGAAGTACTACTGTTTGAGAAGGCAATTTCCAGGCGCAGAAGATGAGCACACTGACCAAATACATGGCCATAGCTCCCAGAGCCGTCACTACAAAAATCGGCTTCATTCTTTTGGGGCTTCGATGCGGGTCAATCGCGCGATGTTCTGATGGCTCTTCAGCAATTCACTTGTTGTGATGATGTTGCTGGTAGAGATGGGCTAGAATGCTGGTGAGATGCTGGTCAAGTGGCTCAAGAAAGATCCGCAAGAGCCGTCAGTGTTCGATGACCCGCTTCCGCTCTGGCAGCGTCTCAATCCCGGCATGAGTTGGCGAGAGGTGCGCGACTTTCATCTTTCCCGGCGCGCGGTATTGCCCGCCAAGGCGGTCACCCGGATCAGGCCAAGCAATTAAATCGCTCACTTTTTCTCTTCGGGCATCGCGACGAATTCCAACTTACCCTGCTGGGTCTCCTGCAACTGATACCCTTTGGGCGTGATTGCACTGATCTTGGCGATCATGGCCTGCTGAGCGTCTTGCAACGCTCGCTGCAAATCCTTGATGTGCATCTGCATCTCACGGATGTCCGCGCGGTCCGCGTCCGATACCGGCTTCGATGGGGACGCGACAACGGCGGCGGGTGGCGCGGGGGCGGCGGCCTTAGGCGCTTGCGATTGAAGGCCAACGGCGAGACCCATCAACAAACTGAAGCTCACTACGAAAGACGGTCCAAACGGTCCAATGTGCTTCATACTAATAGCTCCACTAAAGAAAGTCTACCATCAACGCCCGCAAGAACTCGAATGGGAAGCAACCGCTGAAGAGCCATGCCGTGTAAGTGGGCGACAGAACGCGACGAAGCCCCAAGAGACTTATAGTTCAACCCGTAAAGTTCGATCCTCACTCACGGCCATCAAAGCACGTATTGACCTTGGCAGAATCACGCATCCATGACTCGATTGCCCTAAATGTTCAGCATTATCTCCATGGATGTAAAACCCCGATCGTCCCAGCGCATCCGTCCCTTTCATGGGCGTTAACGCCATAACGACAGGCCCCAGCCGCGCGTCGTCCTGCGCTTCGCCGATGCGCCAGTCGCCTTGCGGGATGGGTCCAAGGTTTACGATTCCCTCGTCCGCCGGCTGGTTCTTGTCGAACCCCGAGCCTGAATAGCCGGCGGCGCACAGCAATCGGTCGTGAGGGTCCCGCAAATGCCCACTGCTCTGGCTATATATCCACATGGCTTATAACGCCGTTGCGCCGAGTACCTGGGTGCCTCGTAACAATCGTGGGAGCCGTCAGCACGATGGCTACCCCGATGGTGCCTCCTGTGATCTGGGTCGCCGCGATCGACCCGGCATAGATAATACTGGATGCGATGGTGCCCGCGTTGAAGGGGCCGGTCGTCGTTTGGCTGTATAGCCACATGGCTTATAGCGCCGTTGCGTCGAATGTCTGGGTGCCGCGTGGATCTGGCGGAATAGCGGGAGCTTCCGTATTGGGCGCGAGAAAGCCGCTCGAATCGGGGGCTTCCGTTAATTCGCCGCTCAGGCCATTGATCTCGGCGATATTCTTCAAACGCCGTTTCAATTCGATCTGATTCTGCGCCAGGGCATCGCGGACCGGTTTGAGGAAGGCAACTTCTTTGTCATCGAAGGTGTATAGCTTTTTCATTGGATTTCAGTCGCGTAAACTAAGGAACAGTAGGAGGTTGGAAAATGTTCAAACGCTTCGCCACGGCCGCCGTTGTTGCCGTCTGGCTTCATGCCAGTTCGGCGATACCGATTATCGCGACCGCTCCAGCGGCCCAATTGGATATCTACGCCGTGAAAGTGCCGGCCGCCGTGATGGGATATTCGGGGATGACCGGCGGGCTCTATCAGATCTGGATCAGCGGCGGAGCTGTGGATACGATAGCCTTCAGCGTGTTCGTAAAATATACGTTCAACGGTTCCACGTTCACATCGACGGCGATCTCGCCGAACAGCGGCGGCGTGGGCTCATACTACAACGCCGTGGCGCTCGTGCCATTGCCTTCTCCAGAAGCGGTTGTGGTTTCGGTGCTCGTTGAGCAATTGAAGGCGTTCGATTCAAAGGCGTTCACGGTATCGAACTAAGAGGCGAATTTGACGCGATTGCTGTCCGTAGGGTCGTACCAAAGTCTCTTGGTGCCGCTGCCCGGGCTGGTAGTGGGAAGATTGGTAATTTGTACGATGCCGCTGCCCGTCAGAATTGTCAGCGCCGCGCCGCTGCCGGCATCAAAAATATCGATGCCGTCTTCACCGGTTACCGCACCAGTGTTTATCGTCACTCCATAATGACCATTGCTGTCTACTAATTGAAGGTGGCCGCCGTTGCTGTCGATATACATCACGGCGGTTGCTCCGGTGCCACTCGCGGTTGAGGCGACGCTAACTGCTCCAGGATATATAAACACTGGTTTTTCCGAACCGAGAACATTGGCCTCGATCAGTAGGCCGACCGTATTACTGAGGAACGATTGCACCTGCACTTCAACAATGACGCCAGAATTGTTGATGCTTAAATTCACCCCGCTGAGTGTTCCAGCCGTGACCTGGCTTGCCGCAATCGATCCGGCATAGATCACGCCCACGGCTAATGTGCCCGCATTGATCTGCGAGACATTGATCGTGCCCGCATAGACCACCCCGACGCCCAGCGTGCCCGCGCCGATGGTTTGAACCAGCAGACTTCCAGCCACCAGATTGACGTTGGACGCCGCCGCGCCGGAGGCGAGCAGAGACGCCGTAACAGCCGCGACCTGAATATTCGAGGATGCAACGGCCGCCGCCGCAAGATGCACGTTCTGGATCGAAGCAGCGAGGATGTTGAGATTATTGTTCGCATCGACGCCCACCGGGCCCGCCGTCTGCACGCCAGCGCCGGGGGTGAGAAGCTGCAGGGTGCAATTGGCGATGCACAGAAAGCCGCTGGTCATCCCGGTGATGCCCAGATTGACTTGCATCTGCGCGGCCCCGGCCGGCGCGGTGCCAACCAACAGCGTGTTTGTTGTCGAAGGGAGTCTTGCCCAGCCGCCGCTGAACGACGAGAGATTGCCGGTGACGGCGGCGCCGCCGTCGCTGACGTAGGCGCCGGCCGCGCTTAGAAACGCAATCTGCAAGACATAGGTGCCGTTGGGCGAGGAGCCGGTATCGAACCACATCTGGATGCCGTACTGCGATCCAATAAAGCAGGGCTGATTGGTGCTCGAAAGCTGGCCGTTTCCGGTGATATACCCGCTGGGCTGGCCGGGCACCAATTCGACGCCGGAGGTAACCGATATAGTGTTTGGGGCGCCGGCCCATGTCCAGCCCTTCGGGCACGTGGTGCCCGCGTTGTAGCCGGCCATGAAATTGCCGTTCACACACATGTTGCTGCCGGTCGGCACGAGCGAACTGAGTCGGCCGTTGACGACTGCCATGGTTCCGTCGAATTGCGTGGGCGTCAGGCGCGAGGCTTGCAGGTTGCCGGTGGTCTGCACTTCCACGGCGCCGATAATGAAGGATGGCGTGATGCCCGCGACGGGCCATGTATTGTAAAGGCCCAACGTCGAGAGGCTGACCATATAGGCGATATAAGCCGTGGGCGCACCGATGTCATAATCATCGCTCACGGATTGGGTGGAGCCGGGCGCCAGGCTTCCGCCGTAAAGATCCACATTGCCGGCCGGGCTGAGCACATCCACGATGAGCTGGCCCACGCCGGTTGTGTGTGTCGCCGCGGTTTGGCCGACGATGGTCGTCAGCGTCCATGTCGAATACACGGGATAGGGGCTGCCGGAAGCAAACGTGCAAGTTTGCGAATACGTGGTCAGCGTGAAACGCTCATTCGCAATCTGTACGGTGTCTCCAACCGCGAAAGTGTATCGGCATTCGAGCGACTGGAAGACGAGGCCAGTCCCTTGAGGACATCCGGAGCCTGCGATTAGAACCACGGAGCTGGAACTGACATACGTCTGGACCTGATAAATGACCGTGCCGATTGCGACGAAATTATTGGCCAGCCCCGCGGCAATCGTTGCCGTGATACTCGTAACGGTGACGCCGTCGGAAGCTACCGTACACGTGCCGCCCGTCGTAATGCCGAACGGAGAAACGAGAATATTGAAGGCGGTGGGCGAGGCGGTCGAAATCGCCGGAATGACCGCGTCCACCGTGCCGTTGTAGCCCATCAATTCGGCGATAGGGCACAGGAACAATTCGGCGCCGGCGAAGCGCGGGTCTGTCGGCGTCGTGCCGGTCCCGATCACGTTGTAGCCTTCGATTCCGTCCGCGGTGTTGCCGAGGTTGTACGCGATGTTGACGTTCGATAGCGTGCAGTTCGGGATCTCCGCGCCCACCACCGTAGCGCCGCCGTTCACGTACGCCTGCGCGATAGCGATCGAGATGGTGATCGGCGATGCGGACGTGTTGGTGTTCAGCGTGGACTGGAGTCCGTTGATGTTGATGCACCAGACGTACACCATGTATTGCGTGGAGGCCGCGGGCACGTCGTACCACGGCCCGGTCCAACTGCTGATTGCCGGCGCGACGTTGGCCGCCAGTGGTCCGCCGGGGTTGGCCGCGGTGCCAGGCGTTCCCGACGCACCGACCACGAACAGGCCAGCGATCGAATATGCATAGGCCGAATCCGTGGGAGGCGTGAATTTGCCCTGGACTTCGAATTGGTAGCCGCCCTGATTTCCGCTGGCACGGAAGGCGACCGTCAGAATCAGACCGGTAACCACGTCGGTGAACGGGCCGACTCCGGTGGGCAGGATGGTGATCGAGCCGGTGGTCGTGGCCGTGTTAGCTGCCGAATCGGTTACCACGCACACGTACGGAGTTGTGCCGGCCGTTGTGGGGGTGCCGGTTACCTGCCCGGCATTTGCGGCCGTCGCGGGTACCGTCCCGGTGTTGAGGCTCAGGCCAGGCGGCAGCGACCCGCTGGTGATGGCGTATGTGTAAGGCTTGAGGCCGCCCGTCGCCACGAAGGAACCGGTATAGGCCGTGCCGACGTTGCCCAAGCCGAACGCGGCGGTAATGCCGAGCACCGCCAGCACGCCGCCGCCCGTGCCCGCCGAGCCCCAGACGTACAGTTCGCGCCAGGGCGAAAAGTATTCGAGCGCGGTGTTGCCGGAGGCGTCCATAGTCATCGCCTCGATGAAGATGGTCGTGCCCTTGAAATTGGTGACGATGAGCGATGCAATTGCCGGTACCGGGCTGGGCGCCGTGGTCGCGGAAGTGTACGGCACATCGAAGCTTCCTTGCCAAGCGGCTTGGAGCACCACGAAAATCGAGCCCGCCGTCGGGGTGACGTCGAACGGCGTATCCAGCGTAAACACCGTCGCGGTATTTGCGACGATGGTGCGGGTCTGATTGGTCGCTGCATTCCCGAAATTGCCGATGACCCGCACCTGATTGCCGACTTCTTTGCCGGGAGTGAGACCGGTCGAGAAGCCATTGACGAACCCCGAATCCCCGATGGTAGTCGAAGTATAAGTGGTCGCCGCGCATCGCATCACGAAGACGGCGCCAACCGCTACGCCCGCGGCGAGCGGATCCGGCGTGACGGTCAGGATGTTGCCGCTCGTGGATGTGACCAGAAAGTCCTGCAACGGGATGTTCGTCAGCGATCCCGCTGGATTGGCGATCAGGCTCACGATACGGCCGTTCCAGCCCGAGCTGCCGAAATTGCCGCCAGTGAAAGTGAGTTGCCCGGTTGTGACAGCATTGACCTGTCCGCCCCAGATCCCGCCGTGGATCTCCTGTTTCCAGCGGTAATACATGCTGGCCGCGAGCGGATCAGGCGCGCCATAGGTGGACACGTTCAGGCTGTTGATCTGGAGGCTGGTGATTGAATCTCCCGTGCCGCTCGACTGTTCGCAAAAGCGCTGCTGGTCGAGACCGCCATAGCAGACCCAGCCCGTCGTGCCGGCGGGCCAGTAGATCGAGGGAATACTGATCGTATTCGTGTTGGTTCCCGCGGGGACGTTGACCAGGCACGGCTGCGACAGCGGTGTATAGAACCCGCTTACGTCGATGCCGGCCAGCATCAGGTAGATCGACTGGCCGCCAGAAATCGTGCCGCCGGTCGGGGAGGTAGTGCCCTGGACGGGCAGGAGCGGAGGCGCCAGGACGGTGGCGAACTTATTGACGGGCGGGCATCCGTAGATAGTCACCGTGCAGAGCGCCGATCCGTCCGCATTGATCGTATAGGATTGCGAGATCCCGAAGCCCCAGTCGGTCGAAGGCCACATGGCGTCCCCGGCCAGCGGCTGCTGGCCGTATGGGCTCCAGGCGAAGGGGGGGCGCGCCGGGATGCCGCGGGCCTGTGCGGAATAAAAGGGCGCCGGCGCCTGCCCGAATACGTCGGTATACCAGATATCCTCGTGCCAGGCGAGTTGGCAGACGGACCGCTCGAAGTCGGTGGTGGGGGCCGTCGAGATCACCCGGCATAGGAAGCCTGGGATGGAAGTGCCGGGCGGCGATTGCAGCGGCGTAGCGCCATTCATGCCGAGCGATTGATTCTGCATGAGCACGATCTGACCCACCCGAAGGTGCTCGATCCGCACGGTCGATTCCAGCTCGAAAAAGTATGTGCCCCGGGCATCGCCTTCCGGATTACCATGATTCTGCTCCGCCAGATACACATTGGCGATGCGGATGGCCTGATCGAAATTGGAAATACCCAGAACCTGATAGGTCTCCGTATTGAGCACCGCGCCGTTATAACCTCCCGCCCGGTTAATGGCTTCCTCGTCGTCGAGCGTCAAACTGTCCTGAACATAGGAATTATCCTGGTCCTGGAAAGGGAAAGTGACTTCGTTCGGCCGCTGCAGGTTGGGCGTCGAATACACGCGGAGGCGCGGCGGCGCATCGCCCGAGGCCGTCTGCGGCCGGTAGATCGACGATTCGTCGAACATCCATGCCACATAGCCGGAATAACCAGTGGAGCCGCCGGCTTCGTAGGTGTTGACCAGCGTTTGCGAGGCGTTCCCTGGAATGGATTGGATGAGCGTATTGAAATTACTGCCGGTGATCGGCGCCGGCTGCTGGTCGCCGAGGGTCTGTCGAACGATGAGTTGTAGCAGGCCGGACGAGGAGTTCGGCACGAGTTGCGCGTTGAAACAGCGCAGCGTCATCTGGATGACTTCCTGGGCGGTGCGCCGCTGGTGAACGACCATCGCGCACATATAGCGCTGGTGAATCGCGGTCTGGCCCGTGTTGTTGATGTAGCTGACGTTGACAAACGCAATCTGCGCGGCGGTGATGAAGCTCTGGATATCGAGTTCCGGGAAAGTCCAGTTGGAATGGATCAGCAGATCCATCACCGCCCAGGCTGGAGAAACCGAGAACTGGAGAGCCTTCGTGGTGGGAGTGCCCCATACCCAAATTTGCGGCCCGCTGGCCAGAATCATCATGGACGGCAGGGATGTCGATTGCAGCAATTCGCTGTAAACTACCCATTCGATGGTGGCGTGTGAGCCGTGAGGATCGCCCTGCGGAACACCGTTAGAATCGTTGAAGCCGGCGTCGTCGGTGGGTGCTCCGTTGCGTGATCCATAGCAATACCCGAAGGTGCCGCCGCCGGTGAAATTCCAGCGTTGGAGCGGATCGGTCGGCGAAGCGCCGGGGCCGAGCGGATTCCCGGCATTGTTGCGTGGGACGATGATCGAATTGAGAACCACCTGTAGGATGCCGTAGGTGCCGATATTGCCCATGCAGATAGTGGCTTCGCCGCGCGTCGAATTGGCGTCCCCCAATTCGTTGATGACAATGGGCGGGATGACCCATTGCGTCCCATAAAGCATGGGGAACCGATCTGTGTAGATCGATTGATTGGTGGCGCTGAAAACGGTCACCTGCTTGCCGGTCGTATAGCTTTTGGAGCGGCTTTCGAGCGTGGTCGGCGCCCATTGTTCGCCGCCAAACCGTCCGGTCTGCCGGCCGAGCGAATCGGCGGTATACATCCCGTGCGCGACGCACCCATATGTCCCGCTTTTGGTGTAGTCGCAGGCGATGTAAACACCGTTGGCGTCCGTGACCGTGGTCCCGTCGATCACCAGATTGGCCGTGGTGGTATTGCCCCGTTCGCACGGCCCGTTCAGTTCCGGATCGGTACCCGGTTGATCCGGGTCATAGCCGCAGAACCACCAATTCGAGGACGGGTCCGTCCCGCCGGTGAGCCGTTGCGTGGGGCCTACCGGAAACACCCACGGACAGCGCTGCTGCACCTGCACATAGGGCTGATAGACCTTGCCCATATTGTGCGACGACTGCGCGCTCAACGTCATGGTGGCGCCGTCGTTCTCCCGGTTGGGCGGGTCGCAGATGCCAATGAACTGCATCGGCGAATCCGAGGTGTAGATGTACGCCCCGGTTGTGGACGAAATGTCCATTAGGATCAGCGAGGCCGTCATGATGGCGCCGCAGAAGCCGTGCTGCATTTCGTAGGACAACCACAGGAAATAATCCGGGTCGGCCAGCTTCAGCGTGATTGCGGGGATGCGGTCGATGCCGTCGGCGCTGCGTGCCTGCGTTACGGAGAAGTTTTCACTGACGATACGCGCCAAATAATTGTTGCCGTTGTAGACGTAGCCACCCTCGTTGGGGTTTAACGGCATGGTGCTCAGATACAAATATGTTCCATCCAAGAATTGGAGTTGGATCAAGATAACTGGCCTGTAGCCTAAAGGTTTTGTGTCCTTGTTCTGCGCTACTGTGCCGGATAGTGCCATGCTTTTGTGGCTTCGATGCGCGTTCAATCGCGCGATGTTATCGGGGAACTGGAGACCGTTTGTCTGTCGGTCGGATTCTGTTGGTAGAGATGGGTTATGCTTGTGATGTGAAGTCCGACATCGGCCGCTTTGGCATCGGGTGGTGCGCCGCCATGAGCGTGATTCTCGGGGCGGAACTCCTAATCATCCAGGCTTACGATAAAGCCATAACTGTCTTTGCGCACTGGTTCGTCGGTCATATGACCTGGATCGGGTACGGTTTGCTTGTGCTCGGCGTCATGCTGTTCGGCTATTCCATGTTTAGGACAAAAGAGAGTCGCTCATGAATGGCCGAGACATCGCTTTCGCCATTATGGTCGGATTGCTGGCCGTCGTGCTAATGGGTGTTGCAAGCTGGCAGATCGACGCGCACAGCGAGCGGGTCCGGAAAGACCGGCAACACATTAATGATCAATTAGATCGCATCGAGCAGCAGATCGACCGTCTGAAGGCTGAGGCCCAGGTGAAGGCGGCGAAGAAATGATGAGTCGCCGCGCGTTGTTCGCCTGTCTCGCCGCCGCTGCCCTGGACCCGGAAAGGCTCCTGTGGGTGCCCGGGGAATGCACTTAGCCTTTTGCCCGATTGCTGCCACGCTTGACACCACGGCTATGATGACTTTATGTATCATGTATTGAAGCCAGTGAAAGGAGGGCCATTGTACGCAAAACGAAAACTCTCTGCATCGCCAGGCCCGGCTCTCTCCCCACCCTCACGGGAAACAGACTTTCAGAAAATTGCCGCTGCCCTCGACAGTTCCGTGCAGGCCGCTTCGTCCAAAGCTCTTTTAGCCGAAGGAGATTCGCTCGCACTGCTTCGTCGCCTCCCTAGCCACAGCATCTCCCTTATACTCACCGACCCGCCCTACCACGCGACCAAGAAAAGCAACATCTACGGCGATACGGCATTTGAGGAAGACCAGCACTATCTGGACTGGATGGCCGAATATTCCGCCGAGTGGAAGCGCGTGCTTAAACCGAATGGTTCCTTTCTTTGCTTCTGCGCCTCGGAGATGGCCGCTCGACTAGAGGTCATGTTCTCCAAGGAGTTCAACATCCTGTCGCAAATCGTCTGGACGAAGCCCAACGACCCAGGATTTGACGGCTGGAAACAAAAGATGAAAAAGGAAGCCTTGCGTCAGTGGTATCCGCACACCGAGCGTATAATATTCGCCGAGCCAGCCTGCGAGGGAAATTTACACCGCTCGCCACTAGCGCATATGCTCCGAGAGGCCCGTAAGGAATCCGGTCTAACGGCCAAAGACCTGGCTGAGCTAACCGGGGCTTACGGTCGAATCAACCACGGCGGCGCGGTATGCAACTGGGAAGCGGGGCGCAACATACCAAGCCGTGAGCAGTACGCCAAACTCTGCGACGCTCTATTTTCGACTGGCAAAATCGCCCCCCTGCCCCCATACGAGGATGCAGTTAGGCCCTTCACGATGGATGCCACCAAGGAGTTTACGGACGTCTGGAACTTCCCATCGGTGCGCCCTTACAAAGGCAAACATCCGGCGGAGAAGCCGACGTCCATGCTTGAACACGCTATCGAAGCCACCACATTCCCCGGTGACATCGTGCTTGATTGCTTCGCGGGCTCCGGCAGCACGGCGCTCGCAGCCCTTAAGTTGGGCCGTCGCAGCATCTCTATGGAAATCGCTTCGCTATGGGTTGTCACGATTGCGGAGCGACTGCAAATCTACGATATGCGCAACCCGGTAGAATCCGATGCTCGCTGCGACCTTACCGTCAAGCCAAGCCGTCAGTTGCCTCAACTGCCCTTATTCGCTGTCGGTAAGTGACCGCCTTCGACATTCCTTTGTATCACTTCCTCCATCCACGCAAGCGTCCGTAGGATGCCGGAATCTTTAACCACGACATTGCAGTGATGATGTCCCCAGCCCAGGTTGTACGGCTTGTGATTGAATCCTCCCATCCGTAGCTCATACTCGCGGTACAAGCGCAAAAGATGGTCGAGCGTTTAACAGAAGCGCGGCGGCGAAAGCTGCACATTTACCGGCTCCTTATGGCAACCCGGGAAGCTGATTTCCATCCCGCAGCGGACGTTTCCCGTGATCGGTGTTTACGTCCGCCATCTGGAAGATTGGCATAGCCCGGCTCTCTGGATAGTGAATCCGCCGGAGGCACGCTCGCAAGCGGAACACATTCTTACTCATCAGATGCGGGTGATTCGGGACCTCAAGCTAGCGGTGTCGTCTCTGACGCTTACACACGAGCACGTCGACCGGCGCCGCGTGCTCCCGTTGCCGCTATGAAGCGCTCGGCTGCCGAGTGCTTCCGACTTAGTTATTGGTCTGCACGATCTGTATCGTGACCGTGTTCAAGTTCGGCCCTTGATGCACAATTTGTAAAATATCGGAATCGAAGCGGCACGGGCTGTATAGGGTGCCGCTATCCGGGTCAGTGAACGAGAATGCCCCATACCGCCCCCATTGCCCGCGAAAAAAGCTCTCGATAGTCGCCAGATCCGCATTCGATATGTTGTACGTGAGTTTCCACCCGAATAGCGCGCCGGTCGGGAACCCGACTAGCCCGCTGCTGTAATATTCGTAGCTGTACCGCATCCCCGACGCCTGATCCTGCGTCATCGTGTAGAAGCGCTCGATTTGCGTGTACGGGCGCTGCGCGACCAGTCCGGTAGACAGCGTGGGATAGGCCGCTAGAGCCGTGGGGGCAACGTTCACGAGTTGGCGGGTCTGCCGGCACGCCAGCGTCATGGTATAGAGCAACGGCTCGTTGCCCGGTTCCTGCATCGATAGCGAGTCGGATAGCAGCGTCATGTTGCCGAAATAGATGCCCCAGCGCGTATCCTGATTACTGGCCGTTCCACCCGTTGCGAGCGTTACCTGGTGCGAATTGACATACGCGGTGATGGCCGCGATGAGCGGATTGCCGCCGCCGGCCGCCGTGGCGATGTAAGCCGTTCCGCCCACGTCCGATGGCGCAAAATAATACGGGCCGAAGGTGGGGATCGTGAGCGTCGTTCCGCTAACGCTGCCGATGGCCGATTTGCCTAAAACGAAATACCAGGTTGGATCGAATTGGCCCTTCTGGGAATTGAAGAACGTACGCAGGTTGTTCCGGTCCGTCACGTTCAGGTGCTGGTAGTTGAGCGTGGCCCGCATCAATACTTGACGGCGTTTGTATCGCTGCTCATTGCCGTTAATGGCTATGGAAACGGAGGTGTCGAACTCTACTGTACGGGTGATGGGGAATAGTGCTGTTGCGGTATTGCGGACCAACGGGAGTATACCCGACACAATAATTAGCCTCTTGGGAGCTTCGAGCGTTCAGCCGTTCACTTACACGGCATGTCTCTTCAGCGCGTTAGTGTCAGTCAGCGTTTTGCGGGCGTCGTGTTCCGGTGTAACCCATCTCTACGCAAGAAACAGCGTGACACCCGCAGGTAATCGCTCAGTCATGCCGTGCAACGCAAGAGTGATACCGCATCGAAGCTCACAAAGCACTAGCCTAATTGATTTCGTGCAGCACTTACGAAATTCCCTGCTGCTCGTTGTACGACATTGGTCATTACATGTTCAAACGCATCCGCATTCCTCACCCCCCAATCCTGGAATGATTGCGAATCCATTGCCATGATCGTTACCGGCGCTGGAGGCGGCGCACTCTGTGGCCCTACCGGCGGCCCGAATTGATTGAGCGTCCGTCCCGGAACAATCACATTGTTATTCAGATCGAAATACGGTTTTTGCGTTACGGGATACGGCGACAGATTGGAAGAGCGCGCTTGACCCAGAAAGTTCGTATCGGCGTAGTGCCCGGAGGTATCCATGGTGACGTTCTGGGCGACGGGTGCCAGGAATTGCGAGAATTTCAAATCATTCGCAATGGCGTTGGCGCGATTCACCTTGGGATCGCCGAAGATGGCAGCGGTAAACTCGGTGAGCATGGATACCCCCATCAGGATCGCCTTGCTGATCGGTTCGGGATCGAGCATGGCCGCCGCGCCCGTAATATCGCCCACGCCGGAGAGCGCGCCTTGCGCGCCGCCCTTCATGAAAGACTTGACGCCCTGATAGACGCCGAAGCCGGCTCCCGCTACGGCTACACCGGCGCCAAAATCTCCGGCGATTCCGGTGGCAGCGTTGGTAGTGGCTGAGCCCGATCCGGTTGACTCGGAACCGCCGAAGATCTGGTTAAACGGATTAGCGAAGCCGGTGCCGAAATTAGTAGTACTGCTGCTGCCAGCCGGAGTAGATAGCCGAGCTGTCATCGCGGCGGGGCTGACTGTTCCGCCGAGTCCGTTGGTGAGCCCCCCAAATACTCCGAACGGGTTGGCCGCCGCCGTACCCGCCGCCGCGCCCCCGCCGGCGGCCAGCCCGAGGGCAGATGCCACCGATCCCCACGGATTGGAGGCCGTTCCCGATGCCACGCCTCCGCCGAGTCCGTTCATCAAGCCGCCTACCAGGGCAAAGGGATTGGACGCAATGGTGGACGTGCTGGGGCCTTGGCCCGGAATGCCTCCGAGTAAGCCGAGCAGCGAATTGCTGTCAGGCGCGGTCGCCGATGTGCCCGGTATGCTGGGCCCTCCTACACTGGCATTGAGTTGCGCCAATCCGTTGGTGTTGGCGATAGTCGCGGCGGTGTTGGCGACGTTGGAGGAGACCACCGGATCGTTAGTGATGCCGGTACTGAATGGCGTGCCCTTCGTCAGCGCCCCCAGAAACCCTGGCAATTGCGGCACCTTGCCGCCGAGATTGAGCGAACTGAACGCCATGCCCGCCGCGTTACCGACTACCTTGTCGGCCATGCCCATGCCGAGCGAACGCCCGAATTGCGCGCCGTGTCCGCTTAATAGGGCGTGGAACAGCTCCACGGATTTCGACTCGAACGCTTTCATCTGCGCTTCCCGGAGGGCTGCCATTTCCTCTTCGTAGCGCAGCTCATTGGCGTACTTCTTTTCGATCATTACGTTGAGCGCGATTTCGTTGGCGACTTCGGCCGCCTGTTTAGAGAGCACCAGATTGTTGTACTTGATCTGCAGATCATAGCTCTGCTGCGCCGTGGCATCGTCGGTCGATTGCGTGAGGGCGGCCTTGCCGCCTGCCGTTTGGCCCAATTTGGCGATATTCAGGGCCGAGCCGGCGGTCATCTGATTTCGCTGAATAATCTGCGGGGTCGTCATGCCAGCCGGAAGTTGCGGCATGGTGGCCATCAGCATCCGTGTGACCGGATCGTCGTCGAGCTTTTCGGTTCGTCTCAGCGACGTATCGACGGTGGAGCGGTAGCTTGTATCGACGGCGATCGTCGCGCGTTCCAGGGCTTCCGCGAGTTCCAGGGCATTCTTGGCGACTTCGGCCTGATACTTTTTGACGTTGGCAGCCTGTTGATTGGCAGCGGCCTGATTGATTCCCGCTCCCAGATCTGGATTGGCCGCCATCATTGCGGGATCGAATTCTTTCATTCGCGCTATGCGCTCGGCTTGGGTGGCGGCTGTCTCGCCGGCGAGGCGTTGCGCCGGCGTTGCCGCGCCAGCCTTGTCTTCCGCCATGATGGAACGCTCGGTCCATTCGGCTACCTTCTTGCGCGCCTCGGCCAGCTTTTTCTCGGCTTCCGTGGCGGTTTTAGCGGCGGCTTCGGACGCTTTGAAATCCTCTACTTTTTTGGCGGCATCGATGAACGCTTGTTGTTTCCCAGCGCCCGTCGGATCGGCGAAGTACGACTCCTGGGAGGACGTGCGCTTGTTTTCCAAATTCTGCAACTGCACGGCATTTCTATCCACCAGACTGCCGTGGGACGCGCTGTAAGTTTGAATGAAGTCGGCCGCGTCGGAACGGCCTTGCGCGGTAACATAGTCTTGCGTGAGCGTCCCGGTACCCTGCGGCTGGAATGGCTTGGGGGGGGCTGCATTCCCGCCGAAAACGGCGTTCCATGCGGTGCCGGCGTTCATCTTGAAGGGATTGAAGAGCATTGTATTCAGCTCGACGATGCCAATAGCCTTTTGCGCGAAGATATTAATAAGCCCCTTCCATCTGAGTCCGAGAAGGCGGATGTGCTCTTCGTATTCGACCAGATTATTAATGCCTTCCTTGTTAATAATGACTCCCGTCGCGCTAACCGCAAGACTCATCTGGCGGAACTGTTCAATGAGCGGCATCAGTTCCAGGCCGCCGCGTCCGAACAGCGCGATAGCCAGTCTGTCTTTCTCCATCGCGTTCCCAACTTGATTTAGGTGATCGAAAATCAGCGGCATCAACTGATCCATCGGCAGAAACGCCTGATAGCCCGTAATGCCGATCTGTTCCAATGCCTCCTTGGCTTTCTTCCCTTCTCCGCTGACATCGCCCAATCCCCGCGATAGGGTCCGCATGGCCGTAACCATCGCGTTAGGATTAACGCCCAGCACCCCGGAGGTTTGGGAGACCAATTGCGCCCCCTCCACGCTCATCCCGGTGCGGCTGGCAAGGTTCCGGAATTCAATGGCGGCGGCCCCCACCTGCCGGGTAAGGTCGAACACCATCTTGCCCGCCATTGCAGCGGCGGTGCCTACCCCCAGAATGCCCACGCCGACCATGCCATACTCGGCCGCAAACTTGCCGGCGGCCTGCCCGGCCATCTGCAAGGGATTGGTGATCCACTGCTGGACGGAAGAACCAAACTGCTGATTCATCGCCGTATTTTGTTTGAGCGCCTGCTCGTGTACGCTCTGCATTCGCCGCCACGCGGCTTCCTCCTGCTCGAATTGCTTTTTAGTCGCGACCCAGTACGTCTCCCGGTTAGCCGCGTTCTTCGCCTCGTCCTTGGCAAAGTCATTGGCCGCTTGATGTGCGCGGTTGAAGGGGTTTACGCTGGCCGCGACGGCGTCATTCAGTCCCTTGGTAGCTTCCGTCTGCTTGAGCGTACCTCGGGTGAGGTTTTCTAATCCTGTTTCATTGTCAACAATGACAGGTATGCGTAACTCTAACGGTTCGCTCATGTTTTTGGGAGCTTCGATTTAGGGTAATCGCGCGAATACGGGATGGCTCTTCAGCGCTTGAATGTCGGAATGCTTCTTACGTAGAGATGGGTGACACTCGGGTGTTTCGCCCGCTCGCCCCGTCTCCCGCTCGCCCGCTCTGTTTTGCTGTTATGGCCACGTCACACTACCCACCACCATCGCGGCCCCATTCCCCGGAGCAACATTCCAGGTAATGCCATTGACCGGAACAGAGCCGATGCCTGGGAGCGTAGCGACGGCCGCCGTGGGATTCACGCCGATCCACCAGAAGGAGATCGGCGCGTTGCCTTGGCTAAACAGCTCGTAGCTCGTCGCCTTCGAAGTAGATTTTACCTCGGCGGTTCGCAGCAGCGCGTCGCCGTCCTTCGACGTGCAGGCGAATGAGGCGTAGATCGTGGTCGAGGGCTGCTTGGTTAGCCGGCAGGTTGTTCCGTCCGCTCCCGTTACCGTGGCTAAAATGGTTTGGGCGTAGCTGAGCGTGGGGAGGGGTAACAGGAGAAAAAAGAGCTTGGTGATGATAGTTCTCATGATATATCAGGATGTTTTTGGGAGGTTCGGTCTGGGTTAGTCGCGCGATGCTTTGGGACGCTCTTCGGCTTATTCGTGTTGGGCTGGTTCTGCTGGTTGAGAGGCGCTACACTTGCTATATGAATGCAGAACTGAAAGAAGTGAAGATCGACATCCGCAACTGGATTGCGCGATTCAGCGATCAACGCTTAAGTGAAGTCTACGCTTTCAACGCCGATGGCCAAATGGAGTTCGCACACCCCTGCCGTTGTCTTCTGGGCGTCACCCTTGGCGCCCCGCACCAGGATTGCGCGGGTGGTCATTACGACATAGCTCTCGAACTTCCTGCTGCGGTTGCCGCAGAAGATGCGTATGACTTGCTTGGCTTTATTGGTGTCCAGGTAGATTCAGAGGCAGAGGCAAACGACGTGCGACGGCGTCGCCTTTCCCCCATCCTGCGTGGCGAGATGCGCCGGCGCGACAAACTCAAAGCCACCCATCTATACCAGCGGAAGCGGACTGACACCGACGAGCTGAAGAGCCATCGAGAGTTCGTGAGCGCCTGAACGCGACGAAGCTCCCAAAGGACTAAACGTGTGAATATCTTTCCTGCGCTTCCATCCGTGCGCTTTCAATTCCACTGGCTTCGTTGCAGATCAATCGGATAGCGTCCGATGTTGCTCCTGTCAGGTCAGTTAAGCCCGCGCTCGATCCCGCATACTCCTTTAATTTCTCTAGCCCCGTAATTAGGTACACCAGATCGGCGGATTTCTGCGTAATGCAGGAGACGGGGCATTCGAGCGATTTGGCGTCCTCAACGGTATACGAAACCTCCGTTTTGCCCTTCACGACCTGGGAATATGCCTCCGTCTTGTACGGTGGCTTCCAGATCCTGCCACGGTCGCGCGGATTCACCAGCGCCGGGTAGTACTTCACGCAGTTACGACCGATGTAATAGGTATTGGCGGGGCGTCGGCATTCGGCGCAGTTGTACTTGTCGTCCGTTCCCCCTCCACTGCGCCAGAAGTGGAAGGCGATGGCGAGTTTTTTGCTTGATCCCCCGACAGCCGCATGTGCGCCTCGATCGATTGATACACTTCGTCGGCCAGCTCGGGCGGCGAGGCTTCGACGAACCCGGCGAGCGGCACGGGCTTATCGTCGATCGTCAGGCCGTCTACGGAAACGAGCGCGGCGCGGATGAAATACGGCTTCAATTGTACTGCCACCAGTTCGAATTCCATGTCGAGGAGCGCGCGCCTCTTCTCCGCGCCTTCCGGGGCCGCCTCGCGCGTCGCCTGGGTGATCTCTTCGATCTCCGTGATGGCTGGGCCGGCTTCATCCGCCGGCAGAGCGCGGAGCTTCCGGTACGCCAGGGCGAGTTGATCCCGCAGCTCGCGCTCGCGGTCCGTGAAGGCCGGGTAGTCCAATTGGATTTCACGCTGCCGCTGGCGCAACGCGAGCGTCTGCATGTCGATGTCCGCTCGCTGGAGCATGTTCAAGCGGCGGATGCGGTACGAGATGTCTGGGTACAGCTTGGAAGTTTCTTGTAACTCTGAGGTGATGTTCATGTTTCTTGGGGCTTCGCGGCGCGTCAGTCGGGGTTACACCGGGCCGCTCATCGGAGGTAGAATGTTGTGCATGTTTTTACGTAGAAGAGGGGGTAGTATGGCTGTAATCGAGAAGCAACGCCAAACACGCGTTCGCGCCAATGGATGGCTGGATGGCTACAATTTCAAACCGCAAGTGCATGATCATTTCGACGGTTCGTCGCACTGCATCGAGTGCAAGGGCGAGTGCGAACTCACTGGCGCGGACATGGCATACACGGCGCTGGTTCGAGCACTATTTGAAGGCGAGGCTTGGGGCAACCAACAGATTCCCTATGCTGCAATTAAGCAACTGGAGCGGGCTAATGTGAACACCCGCCGCCTTCGAGAACGAGCCCAGCTCAACCATGACGCCCTAAAAAGTAGCCCTGACATTAAATCATCACGACTACGAAAGAGCCTGAACGCGACGAAGCCCCAAAAGGCTAAGTCATCACAATACTAAAGTCATCCACATTTCCAGGCACTGTTGCGTGCGCCTCCGACTCCGCAAACGCAGTCTTGACTCGCGCCGTGTCGTCGGTCATGGCCGGGATTTCGATCTGCACCTGATTGATTGCGAACGTCATAATCGAGCCGGCCACCGTTCCAATCGTGACCGAGACGTTGAACGGCACTTTCGATTTGGCGTTGTTCTTGAGCGTGATCAGGGCGGCGGAATCGGTATCCATGAACTCGACCGCTAACGTAATTTTACGTAGGCCGCCTCCCTGGATGGAGGGATACACCGTGCCAAATGGGTCGGTATAGAGAATGTTGCCGGTTTTTACCGTGCAGCTCATGCTGATGATTGGTGCGGTAATTGTCGTCATCAGCGTTCCCGCGAAAGTAGCGGAGCCGGCGAAGCCTGTCAGGATCGCGCCGTGTACGGTGGTGTTCCCGACGCCGAGCTGCGTTTCGAGCGGGAACGTCGAAAGCCCCATCTTGCCGGTGGAATCCTCGTTGGCGAAGTTGTCGTTGTCGATGACGTAGAATCCGCCGCCCGAAAACGAACACATAAACGTGTTTTGGTTGAACGTAAAACTGGCCTGCTCAACGGTTGCGCCGCCCATGATGCGCTGTGTAAGCGTTGGCAACAGATGTTGGAATTTGACGAGCGTGATCGGAACGAACGTATTATCGGAGAACGAATACGTGACGCTTGTGCCGGCGGCGACAACGCCTGGCTGTCCGAAGATGCCTGCGAGCAACGTATCCATATCGCAGGCCGTGCCCGCGGTTCCCGAAGGAATAACGGGAAAGTTGTTGATGGTGAACCGTGCGTTCTTGCGTCCGCTGATTCCGGCAACGGCGGATCGTGCGCCAGTCTTCCAGTCCTGATCGATTAGTTGCACGACGGGCAGCACGCTTGTCGACCCGTCGTTGACGCGGATCACCTGCGCTCCGGCGGGCGTCCACGTTCCGGCCGAGTTGTTGATGAGTCCGACGCCGCCTGTCTGGGCTTGGATGAGAAAACGTTCAAAGCGAGGGGAGTTGAATTGGGGCATGGGTAGTTAATCCTTTTGAAAATCTTTTAGTTTGGGGCTTTGCGGCGCGTCAATCGCGCGCTGCACGAGGCCGCTCATCGGCGATAGAATTGTTGTGCGGATGTTTGTGTAGAGAGGGAGGGCTGGTGCACGTGATTGGAGATCGGCGCTGCGTGGTTTGTGGGGGTGAGCGCGTCCACACGCTGCTATTCACGCCAGCGCAAAATCCTATTCCTGGATCGAGATT